TATCAATATGGGACAACCAAGAGTACCAATTTCAAGAATAGGTAAATTTTTCGGAGCGGAAGATTATGACCTTGACATATCAATGGGTGAGGAATGGTTACATGGTGACATGAATTTCACATTGGTTTTGTATAGAGTTGATAGATATAAAACCAAGACTGATGATGTTTATGGAGAGACTTTAACCGATGGTATAAAGTTTCATCCTCCAGTTGAATTTAAAGCATTTGTACAGGTTATGGCACCTGAGAATAAAAATTTGGGTACGTCTAAGGTAGAACAATTAGAGCCGGGGAATATTAGAATTTCTGTGTACCAAAAACATTTAGAAGAATTGGGTATAGAGATTAGTTTTGGTGACTACATTGGATACTATGAGACAGAATCTAGAGTTAGATATTACACTGTAAATAATGATGGTCGTGTTGTTTCCGATAACAAACATTCGTATGCGGGATATTTACCTTTTTATAGAACAATAATTGCGTCACCTGTAACAAATAACGAATTTAGAGGTTTATGAAAATAAAATTAACTGAAGAATAATGCCATTACCTAAAAAAATAAAAAAATATTTACCTCTAACTGAATCCAGAACTTTATTAAGTAGGAGATATGAACTTGCTGAAAAAATACAACAAGATGGGACTTTTTTACCCAAATCATTGTTACATGCTGATTTAGATAAGGGATTTTTAGATTTTGTTAAAGACGAACTTAAAACCGTAGTTGACGGTAAAACAGTCCCAATGGTAGATATTCTAATCACAACTCAAAATTGGGCTCAGTTCACAGAAACTTGGAATTTTCAAAATTTAGATAAAAACGCAGAGCCCCCATTTATTACTGTGGTTAGAACACCTGAAGTAAAATTCGGCTCAAATCCGGCGTTAATGTATAACATACCAAATAGACGACAATATTTTTACGCTCAAGTTCCAACATGGGATGGAAATAGAAGAGGATATGATGTATATAAAATACCTCAGCCAGTTCCTGTGGATATTACGTATTCCGTAAAAATTATTTGCAATAGAATGAGAGAACTTAATACGTTTAACAAAAACATAATTGAGAAATTCTCATCAAGACAGGCTTATCAAGTAATAAAGGGTCATTACATTCCGATTGTTATGGGAGATATAAGTGATGAATCGGTAATGGAATTAGAAAAAAGAAAATTTTATATACAAAGTTATTCTTTCACAATGTTAGGTTTTTTGATTGATGAAAATGAATTTGAGGTTTCTCCGGCAATCTCAAGAGTGTTGCAACTTACTGAAACTGAAAGAAAAGATGTTAGAAGACAGAAAAAAAGAAATTCAAACCCTGCAAGTACAACAATTAATGTTGATTTTCCTGTTGATGTTAATGATTATACTAATAAATTTGACTATTCTGTAAATATTAACATAAGTAACACTGTTAATATCTCTTCATATTCTGTTTATATTAATGGAAACTACTTTGGGGATAATGTGACCCAAATACAACTTAATTCAGGTGACACTCTAAAAGTATCGGTGGTTAAACCTGACTATTACGGAAATACTTTAATGGTATTTAATAACCTTTTGGTTTAGTTTTCTCCGTATATATCTTTCTTTTCTTTACAGGTTTCAGTTATAAGTTTCTCTAAGAATCTATAAATTTTCACCCCTTTCTTATCACAATAATCTTTTAGAATCTTGTGAACATCTTTGGATATCTTTAAATTCTTTATTTCCCGACCATTCTGTGACATAAGATAAAAAAGGCAGAAAATAGTCTGCCCAATTTATAAATACTTGTAACAAAGTCAAGAATTTTGGTTTTTTCTCAAATATTTATCTATAAAAATAAATTAACTAACAAAAAATTAATAATGGCATCAAACAGTAAAGTATTTGTATCCCCCGGAGTTTATACTTCGGAAGTTGATTTAAGTTTTGTATCACAAAGTGTGGGTGTTACAACTCTTGGTATTGTTGGTGAAACGTTAAAAGGCCCTGCCTTTGAACCTATCTTCATCACCAATTTTGACGAATTTTCAACTTATTTTGGCGGTACATCTCCAGAAAAATTCATAAACACACAAATCCCAAAGTATGAGGCGTCTTATATTGCTAAATCTTATTTACAACAATCTAATCAATTGTTTGTAACAAGAATATTAGGTTTATCAGGTTACGATGCCGGTCCATCTTGGTCAATTAGAATTAAAGCAAATGTTGACCCAACTACGGTTGGTTTTAACTGTTTGTCATTTGCCGGTCCTGATATTACAACAGGATGTGCGATTGAGTGTACTCAATATGAAGAGATACCTTTCCAAATTGATTATTCAGGTTGTAATACGGGTATTAGTTCAATTGGTTTCTTAGATGAAACTCAAATACCAGCAATTTTAGCTGAAAAATTAAATTTACCATACGAACAATTTGATGGAGGAACATCTTCTTTAATTTCGGATTTGAAAACCCAAATTAACAATGCGATTGGTGATAATAATTTACAATCAACTCAAATTAATTATTACGGTGTTGTACCATCAACAATCTATAATGATTTTATTTCATTTGGTTACACAGGTGTTACAAATGTATTTGGGATTGACACGGTTAGTACTGCAAATGTAAATTACTCTGACCCAAATAACGACCCTTGGTATTATGCGATGTTTGATAACGTAGGTAACGCGGAATACACTGGCTCGTCATTCTATTCTTATTTGTATATCACTCCGACAACAACATCATCTAATTGTTCAACATTCTATAACTATAGTGTTTTAGGAATTGAGGGTAGTATTAATTATAATACAAATACTATTGATGTTGTATTACCTTATAGTGCATTTTCGGGTACTGATTTAACCTCAATAGTTAGTGATTTCAGTGCTTGTTGTAGTGGTGTAACGATTAATAGTGCTATCCAAGAAAGCGGAATTACTACAAATGACTTTAGTTATGGTAGTTTAACTTACGAATTAGTTTCAGATGATAACTCAGTAACAACTTACTGGACCGTTTCAGTTACAATTCAAAATCCTTGTAATCCAATTACTTCTGGAAACACGGGGTCCCATAATACTGGAACTGTTTTAGAATGTTATAGTGGTAGTGTTTACGGTACTATATATGTTTACTCAGGTATGGCGTTTACTAACTACGATGATTTGGTAATCGCTACACTTCGTTCAAGAGGTTTGGCGACATATTCATCTGATAACGGAGCGGTATATGAAGTTCCTAATTTAACGGGTGTCACTTTAAATTGTTCAGGACCTTATTCAGGTGTTACTAAAAACCCATATTCAACATTTGGTGTTAATGTAACTAGTAAAGATGGTAGTGTTTATTTCTTTGAGACTTCACTTACTAACTCAGACCCTGAATATATTACTAAGGTATTTGGTGTTACCAATTTCTCAAAACCTCGCACAGTTGTTCCTTTATTTGTTGAAGAGAAATTCCAACTTTTACTTAATTATGCATATAGAAAAGGTTATGTAAGAGGTTTAGATTGTGAATTAATATCATTACCAGATGCAAGACAGGGTGTTGACCCAACATCTATCGCTTGGTACTTAGAACAATACCAATCTCCGACATCTCCTTGGGTTGTATCAGAACTTAGAGGTAATAAAGTTTATAACTTATTTAAGTTCACTACAATTGCCGATGGGGACGCGGCTAATACTGAAGTTAAAATTTCAATCGCAAACATGTCTTTTGGTAATGGAACATTTGATGTATTAGTTAGAGATTTCTATGATTCAGACGCAAATCCTGTGGTAATGGAAAAGTTCACGAATTGTACAATGAACCCAAATGAAAATAGTTTCATCGCTAAAAAGATTGGTACTAAAGATGGTGAGTATCAATTAAACTCTAAGTATATAATGATTGAAATCAATGAAGATGCTCCGGTTGATGCTCTTCCTTGTGGATTCTTAGGTTATACTATGAGAGAATATGCAGGTGCTAGACCTCCATTCCCAATCTACAAAACAAAATACGACTACCCTGGTGAAGTAATTTATGACCCTCCATTTGGTTTGTCAACAGGTGGTAATGATTCAATTACTAGCGGTGGTGATAATGTTCGTAGAACTTATCTTGGTATTTCTGATACAATTGGTATTGATGTTGATTTCTATCAATATAAAGGTAAACAATTACCACTTGATGTTTGTAACGATTCTACAGGTAATGATTGGGCGTATAGAACTCGTGGTTTCCATATGGATATTAACGCAAGTGCTATCACAATACCTAGTACTTATACAACATCAGGTGACTCAGCATTCTTTGTTGGTTCAGCATCATTCACATCTGACCCTACTTCAGAGACTAACCCATATTACAGAATCTACGCTCGTAAATTCTCATTATTATGTCAAGGTGGTTTTGATGGTTGGGACATTTACAGAGAATATAGAACAAATGCTGATAGATTTGTATTAGGTAAATCAGGGTATTTGAAAGGAGCTTGTGCCGATTCTCGTTACCCAACCGCAACAGGATGGGGAGCGTTTAAACAAATAACTGTAGGTGATAATACTGTGGATTGGGCAAATACTGACTATTATGCATACCTTTTAGGTCAACAAACATTCTCTAACCCTGAAGCGGTAAATATTAACGTATTTGTAACTCCTGGTATTGACTATGTAAATCAATCTAACTTAGTTGAATCAGCGGTTGAAATGATTGAATATAATAGAGCAGATTCATTGTATATTTGTACAACTCCTGACTATAATATGTTCGCGACAACTGCAGGTGAACCAACTGAGTTAATTTACCCACAAGAGGCGGTAGATAATTTGGAAACTGCCGGTATTGATTCAAACTATACTTGTACATATTATCCTTGGGTATTAACTAGAGATACTGTTAACAATACACAAATTTACATTCCAGCAACTGCGGAAGTAACAAGAAACTTGGCGTTAACCGATAACATTGCATTCCCTTGGTTCGCAGCGGCTGGTTACACTCGTGGTATTGTAAACGCAATCAAGGCTCGTAAGAAACTAACCCAAGAAGATAGAGATACTCTTTATCAAGGTAGAATCAACCCAATCGCAACATTTGCAGATGTTGGTACAGTAATTTGGGGTAACAAAACATTACAAGTAGCTGATTCAGCATTGAACAGATTGAACGTAAGAAGATTGTTATTACAAGCTCGTAAATTAATTTCAGCGGTAGCGGTAAGATTATTGTT